TAAATATGCAACCAACAAGCTGCGGTTCTTGTCTACGTGATGTAATGAATAAACTTGAAATTTTATATAACAGCTATGCCGATACCAACGCCGAATCCTAACGAACAAAAGAAAGACTTTGTTCAACGTTGTATGGAAAACGATACAATGGTAACTGAATACAAAAACACGGATCAAAGATTAGCCGTATGTTCAACTACTTTTGAAGATAGCAGAAATAAAGTCGAATTAGAAAGTTATACCGACTATCCTAAACAAGCAACTGAAAACGCAAAGATAGCGTTAAGATATGCTGAAGAAAACGGTTGGGGTGATTGCCTTGAGGCTACGGGAAAAGCACGTGCCAATCAGTTAGCAAATGGCGAACCCATTTCAGAAGACACGATTTCACGTATGGCAAGTTTTGAAAGGCACCGTCAAAATTCACAAAAAGAATTAGGGGACGGATGCGGAAGATTAGCTTGGCTTGCTTGGGGTGGTGACGCTGGTATAGAGTGGGCGCAAAGAAAGTTAGAACAAATAAGAAAAAACTAAAAAAACACGAACAAAAATGGCAAAGGTAGGTAGACCAAGAAATTTAGATAGTCCCGAACAACTTTACGAACTATTCCTAAGATACAAAGAAGACGTAAAAGCAAACCCAAGAATAAAAAGCGTATTCGGTGGTAAAGAGTTTGAAGAAAGAGCTGAACCACTTGAAAGACCTTTAACGATGGAAGGATTCGAAATATTTTGTTGGAATATAGTAGGCGAAGTAGAAGATTATTTTTTGAATAGAGATAAAAGATATTCAGAATATACCGCTATCTGTTCGCATATACGCAAAGAAATCCGTAGAGACCAAATCGAAGGCGGTATGGTAGGACAATATAATCCAAGTATTACACAGCGTTTAAACAACCTGAAAGAACACGTAGAACAAACGAACGTAGAACAACCTTTATTTAAGTTACGTGATAATAACGACAGCAATAGATAAAATTGAAGCGTTACAAAAACGAATCAAAATAATTCAAGGCGGTACTTCAGCTGGTAAAACATATTCCGTTTTAGCGGTGTTAATTACAAAAGCGGCATCCTATGCACGAACTGAAATTAGTATTGTAGCTGAAAGCATCCCTCATTTGCGTAGAGGTGCGTTAAAAGACTTTCTTAAAATCATGAAAGAAAATAACAGGTACTTTGATGAACGTTTCAATAAGTCTTTACTTAGATACGAATTTTCAAACGGTAGTGTAATGGAGTTCTTTAGTGCTGATGATTCAAGCAAATTAAGGGGTGCAAGGCGTGATATACTTTACATAAACGAATGTAACAACGTAACCTTTGAATCTTATAACGAACTTGCGATACGTACAAAGAAAGAAGTTTATTTAGACTTCAATCCAGCTAATGAATTTTGGGTACATAAGGAACTAAAAGACGAACCAGATAGCGACTTCTTAATTTTGACGTATAAAGATAACGAAGCCTTAGACAATAGTATTGTTCAACAAATAGAAAAGAATCGTTTAAAAGCCGAAACAAGCGCATATTGGGCCAATTGGTGGCGTGTGTACGGTTTAGGTGAAATAGGAATGTTAGAAGGTGTTATATTCAGTAACTGGAAAACAATAGACACACTACCGAAAGACGCTAAATTAATCGGTATTGGATTAGACTTCGGGTACACAAACGATCCAACTGCAATAATAGAAGTTTACAATTACAACGGGCAACGAATATTAAACGAACTGAAGTACCAAACGGGAATGCTTAATTCAGATATAGCAAAAGAACTACCGAAACACGTACCCGTTTACGCTGATTCAAGCGAGCCTAAAAGCATTGAAGAAATAAAACGTTACGGAATAACAATTAAAGGCGTTACAAAGGGCAAGGATTCAATAAACTACGGGATTGATGTTATGCAACGCCAAGAATATTTAGTTACGTCTAACAGCGTTAATTTGATTAAAGAACTACGTGCTTACTGTTGGGACACTGATAAAGCTGGAACGCGTTTAAACAAGCCTATTGACACGAATAATCACGCTATTGACGCCCTACGATACCATGAAATGGAAACACTTGGATTAAATTCTAACTACGGTAAGTACCACATTTGGTAAATAAATAATATTTTGCACCCGTTCAAGTATGCAAATAGTGTAAATAAAATCTACATACTACAAAAACACGAATAAAAAGTTAATTAATAAGATGAAAACAGAAATAGTAATACCTACTTCATTAAGTGAAATACCTTTAAAGAGCTATCAAGAGTTCATGAAGGTAGTTGAGAAGTCGAACGACCAAGAGTTTATTGGCCAAAAGACGGTTGAAATATTCTGCGGTCTTCAAATGAAAGACGTAGTAAGGGTAAAATGGAACGACATCCGAGATTTAACAGTACACCTAAATAATATCTTTAAAGAAAAGCCTAAGTTTCAAGCTACATTCAAAATAAAGGGTGTTGAGTTTGGTTTTATTCCTAATCTGGAGGATATGACCTTTGGAGAGTATATTGATTTAGAAAGTAACATATCAAGCGTAGAAACTTTTCACAAAGCAATGGCTGTTATGTATCGACCAATCACAAAGAAAGTAAAAGATAGGCACGAAATATTTGAGTACACTGGGACAGATGAATTTAGCGAGGTAATGAAGTACGCTCCGTTAAATGTTGTCTTAGGTGCAACGGTTTTTTTTTCGACTTTAGGAAGCGACTTAGTACAACATACGCTTACCTCTTTGGAGACGGAGATAAAGAAGAACCCGAAGATAATGACTTTAGCGAAAGAACGCAATTTAATAAAAGATGGGGCTGGTACAATTCAATCTATGCGTTATCTCAGGGAGACGTTACAAAGTTTGATGACGTTACCAAGCTGGGAGTTAGAAAGTGTCTTACCTACCTCACTTACGAAAGGCAAAAAAGAGAAATAGAAGATAGAGAATTAAAAAAAATACAACGACATGGCTAATTATTACACGGTATTAGATACGTTAAAAACCAACTTAGAAAATGATTCATTTGTAAACACGGTTACACAAGGTGATATCTTTGGAGTGGATTTAGCAAAGCAAACTATATTTCCTTTAGTACATATTATTGTAAATAACGCAACTTTTGAAAGTAACATAATTCGTTTTAACGTGAGTTTAATGGCTATGGATATTGTAAACAAATCAAAAGACGAAGATACTGACGTATTCAACGGAAACGATAACGAAGTGTATGTATTAAATACTATGCTTTCAGTTCTAAATAGATTGTACGAAGAGTTAAGAAGGGGTGATTTATACACACTACCTTTTCAAGTGGACGGTAACCCAACCTTAGAAGCCTTTGCTGAAAGATTTGAAAACTATTTAGCTGGGTGGACAATGACTTTTGATATTTTAGTTCCTAACGAAATGACTGTTTGTTAATGAGTGAAAGATTAAAAGCCTTAGAGAAGTTCCGTGATTTGGTAGTAGCTGAAGCGAAAGCCAATCTAAAAAAGATGGGTAAAGATAGCAGCGGTAAATTATCCAGCTCAATCAAAGGCGAAGTTAAAGCGATGCCTAATTCAATTGGTGTATATTTTGAGATGGAGCCTTACGGTAACTTTCAGGACAAAGGGGTTAAAGGTGCAAATCCAACGGGGTTGCCTTCAAGTTCAAAAAACTACGGTAAACAAAACGCGCCTAATTCGCCTTATAAATTTGGCAGCGGTTCAGGACCAAAAGGAGGATTAACACGAAGCTTAGATAGTTGGATGGTTCGCAAAGGAATAGCACCACGAAATGTATCAGGACAGTTTCAAAGTAGAAAGGGATTGAAGTTTATAATAGCGCGAAGTATTTACATGACAGGAATCAAACCAAGTTTGTTTTTTACCAAGCCATTTGAGGCAGCCTACAAAACTTTGCCAGATACGTTAATAGATAAATACGGTTTAGATGCTGAACAGCTATTAGACGAAATATTAAGAGAAAATTTAAAGAATAGATAATGAGTATTTTTGCACGTTCACCTTATATAGTTGAAATATCGGAAACAGGCCAAGAGGGTTCTAAGTTAGAG